CATGACCCAGAATGCACTCGATGCTTATGCCATGGCAAACGGATACGGTAAAGTTACGGCCAAAATGACCGAGGCTGAAAAGGTAGCATTACGGTATCAGTTCGTGACAGATCAGCTGGCCCTGGCTTCCGGGGATTTTATCCGGACGAGTGACGGCTGGGCGAATCAGGTTCGTATCCTGCAACTTCAGTTTGATAGCTTAAAGGCGACGATCGGCCAAGGGCTCATCAATGTCCTTACTCCTGTGATTAAGGTTATTAACCTTATAATCAACAAGTTGATGAGCCTGGCCAATGCTTTTAAATCCCTGACAGATATGTTTGCTGGGAAGAAATCAGGCGGAGGAGGCGCTGCGGTTGCAGCTGCCGGTATGGAAGGCGTAGCAGAATCCGCAGATAATGCAGGGACAGCCATGGGCGGAGCTGGTAGTGCCGCAAAGAAGGCCGCGAAGGATATTAAAGGCGCTACGAGCGGTATTGACGAACTCAATGTCATTCAGGCACCAGATAGTGGTGGATCCGGTGGTGGTGCGGGCGGCGGATATGCGGCCGACGAGTTCGATATGGGGGAAGTTGATACTTCGGCCATTGATGAGATGGACAGTAAGTATCAGGGGCTCATTGATAAGGCCAGAGAACTTGCAAGCCTCTTTAAGGGCGGTTTTAATATTGCTTTCGGTGACACGGGAGTTTTGGACAGTATTCAGCAGTCAATAAGTAATATCGGACAGAGCCTGAAAGATATATTCCTGGATCCTGCTGTCGTTTCCGCTGCAGATAATTTTCTGAATAATCTGGTTTTTAACCTTGGAAAAGTCGCCGGAGGCATGGCTTCCGTAGGAGCGTCAATAGCGGATAATCTGCTGGGCGGAATATCGAGATTTTTAGAACAGAATAGCCAGCGGATTAAGGATTATCTGGTATCCATGTTTGATATTGGGTCAGATATCACCAATATTGTTGGTCGAGTAAGTGAAGCCTGGGGAACGGTTTTTGAGGCGTTTCGAAGTGACAGCGCAAAGCAGATTACTGCTGATATTATAGGCGTATTTTCTTCTGCTTTCATGGGAGTCATGGAGCTGACAGGAAAATATGTTAGAGATATATTAGATGTACTTACAGCACCGTTTGTTCAGAATAAGGAGCTTATAAAGACAACGCTGGAGGACACGTTTAGTGCAGTAGAACCGATTTTTTCAGAGGTAAAGTCCATTGTAGACGAAGTGGCCGATAAACTGAATAGTACATATGACACGGCTTTTAAACCATATTTTGATAATCTGAAACAAGGATTAGTGGAGATAGGGACAAGGTTTCTTGAACTTTACAATCAGTACATGCTGCCAGTGATAACCTATTTGTCTGAAAAGTTTTCAGAATTTCGAGCGCAGGTATTAACACCGCTTATTGATAAACTCATGGAGTTTTTCTCTAAACTGGCAGAAGCTACCGGAGTGGTATGGAATACTATTTTGAAACCGTTTGTCTTATGGTTCATGGAAGTAGCAGCGCCGATTATATCGTTATTTATAAAAAATTGCATTGATGCTTTTTTCTCTTTTTTTGAAAGTGTATCAAAAGTCATAGGCGATATCATAGATGTGTTTATCGGTCTGCTGGATTTTGTTATTGGAACGCTTACTGGAGACTGGGATAGGGCTTGGCAAGGAATAAAGAAGATATTCGGCGGTATTTGGGAGGGGATTAAGGATCTTCTTGGTGCTGCATTAAATTGGATTCGCCTGCAAATTGAATTACAATTTGGCTTAGTCAAAGCAACGATAGAATATATCTGGAACAACATTAAAACATTCATTTCCGGGATCTGGAATGGCTTAAAAGACTCAGCATCAGAGATATTCAACAGCATCAAGGATAAGCTGTCTGAAATCTGGGATAGCGTAAAGTCCACGATTGAGGAAAAGTGGAATGCCATCAAAGAGTGGTTCGATGGAATCTGGCAGAAGATCAAAGATATTTTCAATCTTGACGAAATGCTGCAAGTCGGAAAGAACATCATGAACAAACTGTGGGAAGGTATGAGTAATATCTGGGAAGACGTGAAAAACTGGCTGGGCGGCATTGCAGATTTTGTAGGAAGTGTCTGGGACGGTATTGTAGATGGTGCAAAGAATCTGTTCAAGCGAGGTAAAGAAGAAGCTGAAGAAAGTGACAGTGATAGTTCCGGGCCGGGAGGCACTTCCGACTATGTTGACAGTGGCCCAGGTGTAAAGGGCCATGCAACCGGAGGCTTCCCGAAATCAGGCCAGATGTTTGTGGCCAATGAAAACGGCACCCCTGAGATGATTGGTAAGTGGGGCGGTAAAGCGGCGGTTGCCAATAACACGCAGATCACTCAGGGAATCTCTCAGGCAGTACAGGGTGGCATGAGAGCAGCCCTTACACCATTGGTTAATAGCATAAGGAGTATGACAAGCAATGCAACGCCGCGTCTGGCTATGGTGGGATCATCGAGTCCTGGCTATGAAGACACCGGGAGAATACGAGATATGGTCGATAAGGCCGTTGCAATGGCAGCCAGACCGGACGGCATGAGCGAGCAGTACTTAATCATTATGATCGATCTACTTAAGAAGATTATCGAGCTGATCGAGAACTTTGATCTGGTGGTCAACATAGATATCCGTGAGATCCGACAGAAGCTTAAGGATCTCGAAAAACGGTCAGGCTTTTCGTTTGGATAAGGAGGTGGAGACGTGGCTTTTATTACAATCAACGGTCGGGAGTTTCCGCCTCCCGACAACATGGCCGACTTAATTGTCGCCACGAACGTGAGCGATGGTAAAAATGCCCTCGGCGAGTTTATCGGGGACCGCGTCGGTAGGGATCAGTACAAGGTGGATAACCTGCAATGGTCCTATCTGGACGCAGCTACGTGGGCGGAGATGTTACAGGCGTTTTCGGAGTTCGTAGTGACGGCCCGGATCCCCGACATGGTACACGATGGCTGGATTACAATCCAGATGTACCCGGGCAACCGGACCGGTACGCCGTGTGAATATGACAGTGACGGCCGGCCCACCCGGTATAAGGTGTGCAAGGTCAATCTGGTGGATTGCGGGGTGATTGACTGATGCAGGCGGTAAGCAGAGCCTATAAAGAGACACAGACAAAGCAGACCAGAGATCAGATGTACATGGACGTCACCATCGGTGTTATCAACCAGGCAGCACAGAATAACTCTTCCGTGGATCCGGGCCAGTGTACGGAGTTCTCGAACACCCGGAAGCTGTTGGACAACTACGACCCAGAGTACATGTACGCGACTTACGAACAAGACTTCTGGCGGGCCGATGGCTCCATGTTATTCCTGCCAGAGGACGGCAGCCCCTATTTCAACCAGGGGGCGGTCAGCCGGGAGCTGCTGGGGGCAATCCAGATCGATTACCACGGCGGCCCCTATGATATCCGGGGGCTGACTATAGATTTTTCGGATTACTTCCCGGTTGACTTTGACGTTGTGTCAGACAATAAGACGCTGAATGTCATCGGAAACAGCAGCCGGGTATACATAACCGAGGAGATTTTCGAGGACGCTACGTACATCCGGATCGTCCCTCACGCCATGGTCAACGGCCAGGGGCGGCTCCGGATTTTTAAAATATCCATGGGTGTTGGTATCTACTTTAAGAGCAGACAGATTACCTCGAGCAGTAAAAAGGAGTATCTGTCGCAGATTTCGGAGGAGCTGCCGACCATAGACCTATCCCTGACCGTGGAAAACAAGGGCCGGAAGTTTGACACCGAGAACCGCGACAGCGCCCTATATTATCTGGAGATCGGCCAGGAGGTCGAGATCAAGTACGGCGTGACACTGGCGGACGGCTCCATCGAGTGGCTGGACGGAGCGAAGCTATACCTGGACACGTGGAAGGCCGACGACGACCGCATGAGCTTCGGGGCGCGTGATGCAGTCGCAAACCTCAACGGGACGTATTACCGGGGGAGGCATGGCACCACAACGTTGTATGATCTGGCCGTCGATGTGCTGGCAGATGCAGACGTGGATCCTCGGAATTACGTACTGGACGATTATCTGCGGCAGGTGCTGGTTGTCAACCCGATGCCCGCAGTCACCCATGCAGAAGCGTTACAGATCATAGCCAACGCAGGCCGCTGCATCTTATACCAGGACCGACAGGGTATGATCCGGATTAAGGCAGCATTCGCCACGGTGATCTCTCCGGAGCGCATGACGGTGACGTCGGACGATGCCATGGAGTACTCGCACCTTAAAGAGGTTGTGCTGCCGAGCGTTAAGTACGATTATGCCAGGTATACACAGGATTACTGGGTGGCAGATGGCAGTATGTATTTCCTGCCGGAGGACGGAGGCAACTACTTAAATACTGGATTCATCAGCCGCCAGGTATCCGGGGCTGACGGGAGATTTGTGGATCCTCCAAAGCTGTCAATCCGGCTGGAAGCGGCCATGAAGTATTACGGCCTGTCCATGGAGTTTGGCGGCAATCACCCGGAGATCATGGTGATACACACCTACAAGGGCGGCGCACTGCAGGAGAGCTATACGCAGGAGGTAACCGGGAATAAGTTGACGATGGAGCATGAGTTTCCGGAGTTTGACACGATGACCTTTGAGTTTATCCAGGCGCAGTCCAACAACGATGTAATCGTCAACTATGTTAAGTTTGGAGACGTGAGCGATTATGAACTTAACTATCACAACATGAAGAAGACTCCTGTCGGGATCCAGGTCGATAGGTACAGGGATCTGCGGGTGCAGATGACCAACTATTATGGAGGATCAGACCGCAAAGAACTATTTAAGGACGTGGTGCAGGGCGGCGTCCGGTACGTGGCTACAATGCTTAATGCAAGCCATGGATATGCAGTTAATATTGGATCTATTGTGGAGTCTACGGCCTATGAGGTGATCGTGGATCTAAGCAGTATTACCGGATCCGTGGAGCTGATAATCACCGGCTGCGAATACCTCCAGACACCATCTGACTATGTGCTGAGGCTTAACCCGTCCGGCCAGAGTAAGACCTGGACCAATCCTCTTATCCACGATGCAGCCCACGCGCAGCTGGTTGCGGAGTGGATTGGCAATTATCTCAACAACAACATCAACTATGAGATCAGCTACCGTGGGGATTTTCGGCTGGATCCTGGGGATATCGTATTCCTCCAGAACCAATATGTGGATAAGCTTCAGGTCAACATCGGGGAGCATACGATCAATTACGATGGCGGCGCCGTATCCGGTACCGTGAAAGCAAGGAGGGCTGTTAATGGCGTGGGTAACACCTAAAACCAATTGGGTTAAGACTGACCGGATCAATTACGTAGACTACAACCGGATTAAAAACAACCTGGCGTACCTTCGGGATCTGGCCGGACAGCTGTACCGTGAGTTTAACATCACTGTGGATCCGGACAAAGACAAGTATAGTCTCTGGCCTTATCCGTCCGAGATCAACCGCTTGGAGGAGAATCTGGAGACAATCCGGAACCATACCTATCCCTTTGCAACGGGACAGCGCCGGACGTATTACGGTAATGCTCCAGCCATCGACTGGCAGGAGCTCAACCGCCTGGAATCAGCCACGCTGCTGATCTACAACAACCTGAGGGGCCAGGAGGAGGGAAAGCGGCGGTTGTCATTTAGATTAGGAGGTTTAAGACTTTGAAAACAGACTGGAAAGACGATATATTCACCCAGCGCAAGATCCGTCTGACCGAGAACAGCGACGGGACGGTAACACCGGAGGACGCAACGGAGTATACCCAGCGGGGGGATTCGTTCGGGGCGAAGGAACTTAACGAGATCGGGACGGAGATTAATGAAGTAAAAAAATCTGTGAGTGATGGAAAAGCCGAGATAGCCGCCGCCATCACTCTGAAGCGTGTGGCAACGGCGGCAACAGCAACCTTTCATCAGATGGCCGAGAACATTAAAAAGATTGTGCTGGGATCCGGGAACGCGCAGCCTGCGGACGTACTGCAGGGGAAAACCGCAACAAATGACAGCGGTGTGGAGTTTGCGGGGACTATGCCACGGATTGCAAGTGTGGATCCGGCAAAGTCGGTCGTTAAATCAGGGGCTGCTTTGTATGCCCGCATGAGTTACGGCGCCCATGTGGATAATGCATCGTCAGGATATCCGGAGGTGAGTATTCCGCAGGCGTCTGCCGCATCAGCTGCGGGGATCAACGGAGATTATATGCTGGACAGCGCCAATTACCTTGGCGTACAGGGCAAGATCCAGTCCATGGCGGGGGTGACGATCACGCCGCAGACCTATGCTCAGACAGTATGGAGCGCATGGAAGCGCATGACCGGTAACGTGGAAATAGCGGCTGTACCGCTCCCTCCGGCGAGTGTGATTAAAAAGGGGTACCGGTATTGGATCGGCGGCAACTACGTGGACGGGACATACGTCTATTCGGATATTACGGGTTATTACTACCAGGCGCCGAACGAGATGACGGGAGTTACGGGTGGCTGGAAATGGATTCTCCCCAGCGATCAGAAACCTAATCCGGGTACACTGTCCAGACAACAGGGATATATGGATATTAAAATGAATCCCGGTTCATGGGAAGGAGGAACCAGCAGTGGATCTAACAATGTCGTAGCATTTCTTTGCACAACTTATAAGCTTAACCTGACCAATGTGAGAACTATCTATCTGCCCTTTATTGAGGGGTCAGCTGGCAGTTACTCAACATATTTTGGCATTGCAAACGAATTACCAGCGAGTAAAAATTGGAACAACTTCGTTTTGCGTGTGTCTGACCACCCCGTTGCAGGTACGCAATTGGTACTCGATGTAAGCAATATCACAGGAAGTTATTATTTAATTATCGAGGCAGATGCTTATTATGGATCAAGCACTGGTATTAAGACCAACCATACTAGATTTGCGGAAGTCCGTTACGAAACAATGGAGCGATAGAGGAGGAAATAATCATGAAATCATTAATAATCTACGACACAACCGGAACAATCTGGTCGGTGATCCACGGTCAGGATACTGTCCCAGCCGGAGTCCTCGGCCTCGTCGTTGCAATTCCGGACGGAGCCACGATCACCAGTATTGATGTGAGTAATCCAGGCAACCCACAGCCGGTCTATCAGTATGACGGCGGCGGAGTCGATCTGCACGAGGAGGTCAAGGAGCTGCGCGCCATGATCGACGATATGTCCCTGATCCTGGCTGATGTGATTGGAGGTGCGTACCATGCTTAGTACGGCGGCAAAAAACATCTTGGTCTATGCACTTAAGATCAGGCACGAGCGCGGCGAGGACATCGAGGAAATTTTAAAGGGATACCGGAACCTGACCGACGCCGAGAAATACGAGGTCTTAC